GCTTCGATTCTTGCAAATTCTCTAGCAAGGCGGTGATGCATATCATCTGGTGTATGTTCTAAAAGATTTCCGTTGGTGTCTTTTAAAGCATACTTACTAATAAATTTTTGTGCGGCAATCTCGTCGCCGCCAAAATACTCTAAAGACTTCTTTAGTGCAATGTCAAATACTGATGTCATTCTTATCCTGTAGTTTCTTCTTTACGTGGCTTTTTGTAACCGAATATACTTTTCTTGAGCTACTTCATTCCACTTTTCTTTCATGGCTGTTTTTGCATCAGACTCATAGTTCTTAGTGTACTCATCAAGATCAATATTACCATCTAGTATTTCCAACGAAGATTGGGCCGTATTAAGCTTAACAGGAAATACTATACCATCTTTTCCCAATCTGTTTTTAGCTACGAACAAATTTCCCAAACCAGTAGATTTTGCCATCTGTTTTCTTGATAAAGTGACAACTAAGTCACAAACCATAGCTTTGGCAAATGACTCAGAGATTTTATCTAAGCCGACGACGTCTGAATCTGATGAATCTCGATTTGATTGTGATGCTGTCCAGATGGGAACGTTCAATTCCATTCCAAGACCACGAAGTTCTTCATAAACAAGCTTTAGCTCATGGCGTAAGGAATCAAATTGCCTTGTCGATCTCATGATATCAGCATAATCAATAATGATGACATCAGGCTTAAAATTCTTCGTAATAGCTAACTTTTCGATGTGACTACGTAAAGTAAGAACTGATGCTGTACTAGTAGGATACTCCTTGATGATTAATCTGCCGAGGGGCGCGTCTTCCTCATATTTTTTGTATTCATTGAATACTAAATCTTTTGACTCTGGGACGTCAGTTGACGAAATCTTACAAAGGTTTGAATCGTACCTTATCGCAACGGCATGTTCTCTTAGCTCCATCGTGTAATGCAGCACATTTCTACCAGTACGAAGCGCATTTGCGCCCATTTGCACAAGAAAATGTGATTTACCGACGCCAGTTGGTGCCACGATAACCGCCAATTCACCTTTACCAAGGCCACCGTTAAGTATGTGTTTATCGTCGAGTTGCGCTAATCCAGTTGGAACGATAACCCTGTCTTCTCTAACAAACCGCGCCTCGATATCCTCAGCAAAGTCATACCCAGTAGAGTTTGGTGTTCCGACTGTAATTGCCTTCTTTACAACATCAACAATCGTCTCATACTTCTCAGCCTGAATGAGGTCGACAGCTTGCTCTAGTGCATCCTTCAGAGCTTGATTTTTACAAAAATTTAATGATCTGTCTTTAACATACGGCAGATCATGGATATCTGGATCAGACTTCATCCTCGTGATGTAGTTAACTACAGTATGGCACAAGACTGCATCTTTCCCCTCTTTCAGATCATCTTGAGCCATAGTGACAAGAAGCTGTAGCGTTGGAAAGCACTTGTAGCGTGTGTGATAACCACTATATAGATCAAAAAGGTATTTCAAATAATCTTTCTCGAAGTATGAAGATTTCAATACTTCCATCATTTGTGATGCCCATGTCTCATCAGATAGCAGAGACTGCAGAATTTTTTCTTGAAAAGCCTTTCCAAAAGACGCAAATGAAACGTCGTCGTGTTCAATCATTAATTTTCTTATCCTTGTCAAAAAGCTTATAATGTCATAAAAGAGGAGAAAAATGCTAATGCATCATATGTGCCTAGTCCCTCATCTATAAGTTTTCTCATAAGCTTCATTTTATTTTTCTTTGGTTCAAATGTATCAACCGCTGTATCAATTTTTCTAATCTGCACAGCAGCAAGGTTGCTTGCGTCTAAATACATAATCTTCCAATTCCGTTTGATTAAATTAATGTTGTCATTAATTCTAGAATATATTTTCAGACTCGTATGTATTTGATCTTTACTTTCATTTATTATATCAAGAATGGTCATCTGCGTTTTCGATGAAAGAGCAGGAAATCTTTTGGCGAGTGTTTTGAACCCGACACCTTTGATGCCGGGAATATTATCTGACTGGTCACCATTAAACGTCTTTGCGACTGCAAAATTGTGAGGAGCGATGTTGTACTCTTTTAAAACTGCAGCTTCGTCTATTATAGTCTTTGTAGTCCAGGAAAATTGTGTTGTTTTTTCATCTATAAGTTGATAAAAATCTTTATCTGATGATGCGATAATTTTTGTATCGTACTTAAGAGTATTTTTGCACAAATATCCGATAACGTCATCTGCTTCACAGTCATCAATATAAATTTGACAAACGGGTGCAAACTTCAAAGTATCTAGTAAAACTTTGATCTGGTAAATTCTGTTTTCGGGTGTGTCTGGGATATCACCTTCGTAATATCTGTTAAGGCGGGGAGGTTTGCGGTTACTTTTGTAATCTGGGAAAATATCTCGGCGTCGTTTGGAGCCGCCACCTTCCCAGATTACAAATATTTTACTCGGGAGATAATGCGATGATAAATACTTTATCGCATTTAAAAATCCAACAATACCACCGGCTTGAACGCCATTGGCCGTCATTGCAGGATTACAGATGTAATGTCTGCAAAAGCAATTCATCGCATCGACGATTAATATGGGACCATTATTACTTGACACATATTAATTATCCTGCGCAAGGCAGAAATTGTATAAATTATGTTAAACTATGTGCTTGTTGCAGAAGCCGTTGTCAACCTTTTGCGTAGCTTATCTATCAGAGCATCTTTCTCTTTCGCTTGCTCGTTTAGTAAGTCGATTAACTTTTGTTTCTCGACGTCAGATGCTATATGCATATTATTCGCTGATTGCAAAAGTGCAATGTATGCTGATGTCCCTAAATCTAGTTTCGTTGCTATTCCCATTAATTTTTCCTATTATGATAAATCTATAAAATGTGATTTATACATAAATTATATAACATTTTGTTATTTTTTACACAATTGTTTATTTACCTGTATGCCCAAATCCCTTGTCGCCTCGAGCCGTAGCCTCTTCTTCGTTAGTCCACTCTGCTTGTCCAACAATGGCAGAGTAAAGAACAAGCTGCGCAATCCTATCACCCTTCTTAATGAAATATTTCCCTCCTGCACAATATTCTTGATATTGTGAATTCAGTAAAATGACTTTTATTTCGCCTCTATATGATGGATCAATGATACCACCAACTGGAAATACGCCCTTGGCTGCTAAGCTTGAACGCCCTTCAATTTTTGCAAATGACACCAGATGCTCTGGTTCTTCATGTAAGGCTAAGATTGTCTGGGGTAATGATATCCCTGTCTGTATCATTTGAGACAAACCTGGTGTAATCTGGTAATCCCCAGCTGCGTATAGATCATACCCTACATCTCCCTCAGATCTTGAGGGTAAAATTGCATCATCAACGACTTTTTTAAATTTAATCTTCATTTTTTAACCCACGCAACAAGCGGTCTGAGCGTGTTTTGTCTTCGCATAAACGTTCAATCTCATCGCATAATGCTTCTCTGTAATTGTAGATCCTTGGAATACGTTCCTCGTCACCATTTAGTCTAACCATATTTAACATAACGAGTAAATCAAAATTAGTCTGTACATCATAATCATCACATTCACTTATGAAATCATCATAAATTTTTGATACTGCATCCCATGAGCCTAAACTAAAAAGATTATCCATAACGAGAAATATAAAGTCTGTCATGCACCCTCCGGATCAATCACACCAGAGTCAGTAACAAGATCTGCTATAGATTGCATTTCTGCTAATGAATCCTCATCAATATCAAATGCCTTGTCAGAGTCAATCTTTCTAATCATATGGTACTCTATAAGTTTATCAAGATAGGGTCCATAAGTCTTATCGCTTAATAAATCATTGAATGTACTTTTATTAAACTTCTTCTCTAGTGTCACTGTACCTGAGGTTTGTTCGGTCACAGAAAAGTTCTTCCACGCGTGGGTGCCTGCAACCTCAATTTCATCATTATCTATGATGGCAGGCCCAGCTGCTCTAAGAGCATCAAATAGTTCCTCATGCTCCTCAATACCCTTACCAAATATAATCCTAAAGTCACACTTCCTGAAGGGCGCTGATACTTTATTTTTTATAGTCTTTGCGTTCACATGGATGCCAATGACTTCTTTTTTATTATTCTCTATTTGCTTTCCAGCGCCGAGCTTAATACGAACTGAGGAGTGAAACGGGATTGCTTTGCCGCCAGAAGGAACTTGATTATCACCGAACATTTGGCCAATTGCAGTTCGCGTCTGGTTCAAACAAACGAATGTTACTTTATTATGACCAACAACCTGAGTTATTTTTCTAAATCCCTTTGATAAAGCACGTGCCTGTAGGCCAATTGAATCTTTATCATAATCACCAAGGATTTCTGCCTTAGGCGAAGTTGCGGCAACACTGTCCCAAATGATTGTTACTGGTACATCCTTTTTTAGCGAACGTGTCTTCGTTATAATAGACTCAGCTAATGAAAAGACTTTTTCTGTGCAGACAGCGTTTGCGTAGATAAATCCAGAGCCAATATTCACACCAAGTAAGGTTAAATTCTCTACAGACGTAGCATTCTCTGAATCTATGTATGCAACCAGACCACCAAGAGCCTGCGTGCTTATGGCAATTTGAGCTGCGATGTGTGATTTACCGATTCCTGGCGGTCCGAATATTTCGATAATGCGGCCCTCAGGTAGGCCGCCGCCAATTTGGTTTGATACATTATAATCGAGTTGTCTACAACCCGTACTTATCCACCTGTGTACTTTCGTTGGCGCATCATCAAACTTAAGATTGAATGCAACCTTTTCGCCCGCACCATGTTCAGTATTTAATGCCTTAATTAAGTCAGAAGTAAAGTCATTTATACTAACTTCATCTTTTTTTGTTTTTTTGGCTCTCTTAGCTGCCATATATACCTCAAACTTTGAGGGGGAGATCTTGAGTATTCCAAGATCTCCCCCTCAAGTTTCTCTGTGTTTATTAGTCGTCGTCAGACAGGCTTTTTAATGCGTCGAACGCAGAAGCTATATCAGTCGCCTGATCGCTTGAAACGTCAGTTGATGTATCACCAACCATCTCAGTACCCTCAGACTCTTTGTCTTCCTCGGTCATAAGATGATCTGCTATCCTTTTTTCAATTTCCTCAGTTGAAATAAGTGTATAGATAGTATCAATATCAGGAACTGAATCTACAAATTCCTTTATCTTGTCTGCAGACCCTGCCAATGGCGTTTGCTTAATTCTTGGGCGAACGTCAGTGTCTGCCCACTGCTTGCCAGGTTGCTTCTTTTGTTCAACAGTTATGTCTCTACCTTCTTCGATATCTGTAATATCGCCGAAGTCAGCAAGCATGTCATTATACAATGACTGGCAAATCATCTTACCAAATCCCCAAAGCCGGACGCCTTGGTCTTCTTCACCACGTACAATAACGGGTGCATAATACCTACGCTTTCCCCAAAATTGCTTTGAAAATTCACGAGTTTCCTCATCAGCTTCAAGTTTATTTTTAAGTTCCATGACTGGATCATCTTTCTTAAACTGGTATGGAGCAAGAATCGCTCTGCCCGTGCCAATTCCATAATAAAATACACGTTCTTTAAATGGTTGTCCGTCGTTGCCATCAGGCCAAGGAACAATTCTCAACTCATGCTTTTCGCCAAGAGTTGGTTTCCATAAATCCGATTTTCTGTTGCCAGAGAGTTGAGAAACTTTTTCTTTAATCTTACTAAAATCAATAGCCATTTTGCTTTGTCATCTTTATGCTGGTCCCATTCCAGCTAGGGAAATATTGTTTATTCTTAACAATGATTCTATAATGAATCAAAGTTATATAAATATATAGAATTTAGATGACTTTGTTTACTAAAAAGTCTGTAAAAGTAAAACAATAATTAACGTAAGAGTGCCCTAAAGCACATTTTATTATTTTCCCTCTATTTTCCCATCAGCAAATGCACGAGCATTTATCTTCGCGTTTTTCCTTGATGCGGAGCTGGGTTGATTACTTGCGCCGAGGGGCAGCGTGTAACCTGATATTGCGCCAGTTGCCACAGCATTGAATTCGGTCGTCTGCTCCTGATCGTCGTCTTCATCAACGTCGTCAGGCTCAGCTAAAATGCCTTTTTCTTCTCTCAGTGTGAGGTTAATGAATCTTCTTAAATCTTTATTTTCCAAATTAATATCTCTTGGTGTACAGGCCATATTATCTTGCTTGCCGAGCTTTATTGATATAGGACTACGAGTGCCCCACATTTCAATGCGGTCAACGGCCCACCCACCTGTAAATGGAATATGTTCTGGTGATTCACCTTTCTGTAAATACCCAAGTGTTATATGTCCGCTGAACTCTTGTCCTCCATCTGGACCATAATCATGTGTGACTGGAATTCCGGCTGCTAATAATGTCGATTTTAAATGATAATGCATATTCGCTAACTCTTTACCGACTGCTTTTATGTGGAATATATCACGTTCATCGTTATAAAAAAAATCTGTTCCCGCAATATCAACACGGAATGACGGTTGGGCATCAAGAACAGCAGCAAGAATGTTTTTCGTCATCTCCACTTGGTGTGGATCAAGATCACCTATATAGAGCAATGTTATGTGCATTGGACTATCATCTTTAGCATTCGTTAGTGAAATAGCTGGATAAGCTGCCTCAACTTTTCTTGCGATGTCAGGCGGAACAGCTATAAAGACACCACAACTTGAAGTATCGTTATAACCCTCAATTAATTCACCATGATGTAAACATGCGCTCAATGGAACATTAGGCTGGTTATGAACAGTATCACGAGGCTCAAGAAAATGCCTGTCCATTTTTT